ACAATCCCAACACGCATTATTGCTTTCGTTCCACGATTCCCAATTCTTATTTAGTTCTGCAAATCGCTCAGAAACGCCATTTATACTTTTATCTTCTCTGTTTAAGAAGTCTTGGTAACTTTTAAAAATTTGTGTTTTCATAGTTTTTAGTTGTTTATTTAGTTTATTTCCCCCATACATTAATGGTTACATTCGCATTATATTCTACTCTTAAAAAGGTGTTGCCACTTCCAAGAGCAACTTGCAAATCTAATGATTCAGCAAGTACTTGTATTTCTTCTTTTGGGCAGTCTAAAATTGTAAAGGTTGCAATTGCTCCAATTGGTAAAATGATTTTTCCAATCTCTGCATTTAGCATTTTGAATCTTTCAGTTGTTACGTTCATTTTTTTAGTTTTTATAGGGTTTACTTCCGATTACTTTTATTCCGTTCTTGTGGCACTGCGTTTCTACTTCTAATAACTCTTTAAATGTGCCTTTAAAGATTATTATTCCAGCTCCATAAGTAGTATCAACAAATCCCTTTTGCAAAGTGCCATCAAAGAAACGCTTGTTGAAATAGCCTCTCACATCTATTCTCCAGACTTGTTCTCCTATTGGTTCAGGCAATTCAGCTATGCGATTCCAATAAGCATCTTTATCTCCAAAATAAATACATTCATTATCAAAGTTCCAAACCTCCATAAAGTTATAAGGCAATTCTTGTGTGTGTACTATCATTTGATTTTAGGATATTTAGTTTCTAATGCTTCCGTGATTAATTGTTGAAGTGTTACCCCATTATCAAGAGCCAACTTTTGAAAAGCAACCTTTACTTTTTTGTTCTTAAAAGTGTAGTTGTATTTTGTTTCTGTTTTCATAATTAGTTTAGGTTAATTATTCGTTCAAACTTACATTCAACTCTAAAGAATGAATCTATTTTATCATCTGGATTAATGAAGTCGCCTGAGTGGTTTCTTCTTTCAACTATTTCTTCTACTTCAAAATTTTGGCCCGAAATATTAAACACATCACCAACCTCGATAGGCTCTTTTGTGTGACCAGTAATACTTGCTTTGCCTTTTATTACTTGACCTTCAGTTATAACTGAATGCTCTTTTAATGTGTGGTAAAAATTATTTTCTTTACCTTGAAATGTGATTGTTTTCATATTGTATGTGTTATTAGTTATTAATTATGTACAAATATACATTAATACTTTTATACAAAGCAAGTTTATTTACAACTATTTTTTATTATGTTAAGTAAATGGCTCTGTAATGCAATAGAATCAACAAAGTATAGGCACAAAAAAACCCCGAACAATGTCGAGGCTTTCGTTAAATAGGTAGTTAAATACTACTTTTCCGTTGTGGATTCTTCGCAAAAACGCTTTCCAATAGCAGTTAATAAGGTAATTGCAAGTTGAATGATAATCTTAGCAAATGGGTTTTTAATCACTTCCAGAGCCATTTCGTGTCCTTTGATTGCATAAGGAAGGTGAGCACAATAAAGCTCTTTCACTTTCTCTCCATTATGGGTTGCTTCGGTGTCAATACTTACATCCTCTAAGTTTGCAAGTTTTTCAAGTTGTTTTTCTATTTTCATTTTATTGTTAAGGTTTGGTTTCTGTTGTCTAATTGTCTGAATGAAATATGCACCCAACTATAATCGTACTCGTTAATTAATTGGTCATACTTTAGATTTGCTTTGCACCAATCAAACAGCTTTTTGTTTTCCTCTTTACTTCCTGCACTCATATCAATAGCCTCGCCTTTTGCGTGTTGACTATTCTTTGCTCCACCTACTTTTTCATTCAATAACGTACATCTGAAAAAAGAATTAACCTTAATCGGTTTGCCATACCATTTTCTTAACGGCTCAAAACAAGCCTCAGCAACCATACGCATTGCAAATAATTGTGCATCTGTTGGTGTGTTTTGAATCCCAAACCTTAAAGATGTTGGACTAATTGTAGCCTCATCATAAGTGATATGCTTACTTATATTTTCCATTACGAAAAAAATACTTGTGAATTGAATCGGCTTTTGTTTTCAGAACAACTATTGCAATATTCCAAGCAACTTGAATTGTGGTTTAATGCTGATGTAAATTGTGGATATAACGCTTTGTTCTTTACCAAATACTTCCACATTTGTTGCTCGTAAAATTCAGCCTTTTGTCCGTAATGGCGATTCATAAACTCAACCATCTTTGCTTCAGCTGCTGATGAGTTATCACCGCTTTGTGTTTGTGGGCCCTTGTTCTTTAACTGATAAGCTAATTCAATAACAGCATCAGCACAAGCCCTCCAAGCGATTGATGGTTGCATTAAAGCAACTAATGTTTGTTCATCAGCAGTAAGCGTTTGAGCGTTGTATTTAGCCAATAAATACTCATAAAAATAAGTTCCTAATGTTGCTTGTGTCCACATATCTGATGCCGATTTTACCAATGGCAAAACCTCTGTGATGTTTACATTCGCTGTAATCGGTGTATTTACTTTCAAATAGTTTTCCGTTACAAAATAGATTGTTGTTGCCATTATTGTAGCATTAAATTAATATCTTCTTCTTTCAATCCCAAGCCTGTTCTTAATAGAACAGATGCTTGTTTGTGCGTTAATTTGCCTTGTCCGTATTGACGAATGATTCTAAGCAGTTGTTGTTGGTGTCTGCCAGTCATGTTTTTAATCGCTGGGTTTGTCAATAGCTGTTCTTCTGCTGGTGTTTCTGCACTCAATTCTTCTTCTTCACTCATTTGTTTATCTGCACCTGGAACAATTGCCTTTTCAATGATTTGGAAATCGTTAATTACGATAGAGTTTTTCACTCCTGCCACATCTAACAAATCATCATAAATCTCTGTTAATTCATCCCTCAATGGCATAATAACATTCTTCTCAAATATGGAATAAGACATTTGAAGTTCTTCAGAATTGCCTAATGAACCAGCAACCTTGATTCCCATAATAGAAGGGTTAATACCGTGAGCAAAGCATATCTTATTAAAGACATTCTCAATAGTCGAATCAAATAATTTATCATTTTGGTTGGTTGCGATTGCTGTGGCTTCTGGTACGTTATCAAATCCTTGCCCTGTTAAAACTATAACCTTTCCTGCTCCCGCTGCTCCTGCATTACCAGATATTCCTTTTTTAAAGTTTTCACGTTCTTCATTTGAAGCAAACTCTTTAGGAACTCGAATAGCCAATGAGGGCCAAATTGAATTTTGAATGTTTGCTTTTTGTAAGAAAGAAATTTCACCATCCAAAAATACATCATTTAAAACCGATATATAAGAAGGTAATGGATAAGTGTCTTGTCCTACTGCTTCAGCGTGATAAACCCATAATGATTCTGATTCCTTACCGTTTGGTGTCCATTTATTGTATTCAATCAATCCCGTTCTTCTGCTCCAATCTTGACAATAAACAAACTTGTCAATTGTTTGGTTGTTTCTTATTGTTGAAGGATGAAGCCTTTTCATTGATACAAATTTACCATTCACATCTTTCTTAATCAATACACATACTCTTTTGTGAATCAAGAAATCAATTGGTAAATAACGGAACAACTTTTTAAATTTGTTCTTCTTTTCAAATACTAACATATCAACTTTCTCTGGTCCTGTTACTGGTGGTGTAGTATATTCATATCCACCCCCGATTGCAGCCCTTGATATAAACTCTAAACAACCAGAGTGCATCGGTGAGGCGTAATATAGCTGGTCCAAAATCTGAGGATAAAGATTGTCATTCCCAAATTGAACAATACCACTAATTGTGTACCAAGTACTGATGAATGGTTTACCTAAATCACCTTTCCCAATCTTAAAAAATGGAGTTGAAAAGGCCATCTTTCCATCGTTGTAGCTTACGACTTCAGTTGGTATTGTTTGTTTTTCAAAAAATGTTTTTCCGAATATTTTCATTATCTGTATATTTCTGTTACTCCAGTGTCTTGATCTGGTTGTGTTAAATCACCAACTACCATCTTTCCTTCTTCAAGCAATGAACCGAAATCATTTGGATCAAGTGAATTGGTTGTTGATTGATAAGCCTTATATTCATATTGTCCAGGTTTTAAATAAAGTGGGATTGCATCGCCTCCAGTTGTTGAACCCGAATCACTTTCAACTATTTCAAATAAATTATACCTATCAATGTAATTAGAAAGGTCTAAGGTAGTGAAATAAATAATAGGTTGGTACTCATCTAAAGTTGCCAATGGTTGAAACGCAAATATAAAAAAAGGGTTTGCAATCGTTACCTTTTCCGTTAAAGTTAATACAACTTCATTCGTTGTGTTTCTTATTATATAAATCATCGCTATTAAATTAAAAAAGCCACACCACAATTGGTATGGCTTTTAAAGTTTAAACCCATTAAACTTATGAAGTAGCTACTAATAATGAAGCTGCTAATACTGCACTCATTGTCTTCGCTGAAAACTCATCCATTCCTAAAAGAGTTACATTGTAGTTAGAACCATCTGCACGAGCAGTTCCAGAACCACCAGCAACAGCCGACAATTGCATATAAGGAAAATACCAATAAGTTCCATTTGCATCACCAATTACAACGTATAAATATCTTTGACCTTCGCCAAGAATTTTAATTGCTTTTGATTTGTCTGCATCTCTACGATGAAAAACCAAGTTAATTGTCTTAGTCCAAAATGAACTTCCAGCAATTAAGTCGTTTGTTGCTTCATCAGTATAGTTCGATGTATTTCTTTTAAAAGAAAAAGATAATGCTGGTGTTAATGCAGCCAATGTCATAGCTGTAATGGACCACGTTGCTTCACTTTCTGTGATAGTAGCAATGTCATCCATATCACCAATGTAAGCAGTATAAATACCACCAGTGTTGTTGTCACAACCTTTTATGATTGCTTCTAATTCGTTACAAGCCATTTTGTTTTTGGTTTTATATTGTTAAAAAAAAGAGCGAGCTTATTAACACTCGCTCTTTTCTATTGTTTATTTATTTAGTTCAGATTAAGAACATGGTCCTGCTGAGTAGAAAACAATCTCTGCTGGGTTTACATAAAAGAATCCCATCTTCAAATCAACTCTTGTTCTTAAAATTGGTTCTGCAATTGTATCTTCCAAGTTTACTGATTTCAATACTTTCGCATCGTTATCACCATCAAAAGCATAGATCAAATTATCTTTGTGAGTAAGAACCATTGTGTTGTTGCTCATTCCTTCAGCAATAACTAATTTAATTCCTAACCAAGTTGCTGATAAACTTCCATCAATAGAAGGAATGTTTGCATTTGAATAGTTGTAAGTTGCTTGTAAGAATGCAGCGTAAACATTTGAAGAAACGAACCAACGTAAATCTTTACGTTTACCTTGCAATGCTGGAGTTAATCCAGAATACACTTTATTCATTTCAACAATTACGTTTG